CTTTTTTAAATATCTCATCGTAATCGGTTACTTCTCCGGACGTTTCAAGCATAAAACCAGCTCTAACCCATCCCGCATAGGGGACAAGATTTCTTTGTGTCCTAATAGCAACCGTGGTCTGGGGAACCCAACGCCAACCGTGCGTATATACTATCCCGTCTTTTTTCCAGACTAAGCGGAATGACGCAAGGTCTCGGGTGCTTGCCAAATCAAGGGCACCATAACAAGGCTCGTTTTTTAATTCCTCAAGCGGTACTTCCCCGGCGCAAGCCTTCCATTTTTGCAAATCAATCCAACCGTTGGCGGTTGAGCTCTGCCGATTCATACGCTTAATTAAAAATTCGGAATGGCGACCGGGCATTGATTTAGCTTCCGTTGCCTCTTTGCGGATAGCTTTTAATAAAGGCTCTGATACAGATAAAAGAGGATTGGCTTTCTCCCAGATACTCTCATCAAACTCGTTATCCTTATTGTCAATGGCATAAAAAATAACAAGGAAGTGGTCTGCTTCAATTACACCCTCAAGAACTTGTTGCCCGAATTTCCTCATCTCCGGCCAAGGTCCAGGGGTTTCATATCCTTCTGTGGTAGTGAAAAGAAACAACGGGTTTCTGCGGCCGCCTGCGGCTGATTGCAGAACATTCAAAAGATCGTGGGTTTTATGGGCGTGAATTTCGTCAAGAATAGCACAAGAGGGGTTGAGGCCATCCTGCGTGGATGCTTTGGCGTTAATGGCCTTGAATAGTCCGCCGTTATCATAACAAGATATTGCCCTGGTAAAACATTCAACATTGAAAGCCTCTCTTAATTGTGGCTTCCTATCTGCCATTTTCTTAGCGACCTTAAATACAATGGCCGCCTGATCGCCTGTTGTAGCGGCAGAAATAACCTGTGGGCCTTTTTCACCTTCCATTGTTAGGCAGTAAAGACCAATGCCAGAGGCGATTGTCGACTTAGCGTTCTTTCTCGCCATTGCGAACAACGCAGAAGTAAATCTCCGTGTGTTATCTAAATTCCTAAACCCAAATAAATTACAAAGAAAAAACACCTGGAACGGTTCAAGTGTTATGTCCTCTGACTTCCATTCACCCTCAACGTGCGGAAGATTAGAGATAAAATCACAAACCTTATTTGCTTCGGCATCCGAATACCTAAAAGAACAATCTTGCTTTACCCGTTCAAGGTCTTTAAGGAACCTTTCCGCGGCGAGTTTAATCCATTTTCCAAAACGCTTGCTGTTCTTCTTATCAAGCGCGTCTTTGGCATAACTCTTAGCGATGTCTGTCCAAGATGTTTGAAGGATGATATCCATCGGTTTACGGACAGTTGCTTTTTGCTTTTTTCTTTTGGTTCTTCCGGATGCTTTCATTTCTTCAGCGCCTTTAATTTAACAAAGGGATTTTTCTCAATAACCTTCCCAACGCCGACGACCATCTTGACTCTTGAAGCTGGGGTCATCCCAAGTTGTGCAGCGTAAAACACCATATCCCGTTGAGCATCTCTGCTAATAGTTACTAAAGGATGAACCTTAAGAGATCCTCCCTCTCCATATACACACAATCCGCCATGAGGAGATTTATTCTTACATATCATTTTTTCAGCATCCTGCCACCTAACAAAAGCAGAACAATACGCTCCCAACACGGCGACATCTATTTTCCTTAATGCCAACATGGGGCGAAGTAATTCTATAGTCGTGTTCCAGGCCGCAATTTCCCTTTTGTTGAAATGATCCGGCATCTGCGGTGGGACAAATTCTTCTCTTAGTTCCTCAACAACTTCTGTAGTTAATGGAGAGGTACCGTGAAGTACCTGTAAAGCTTTGCTTTTTGGCATTGGGCCACGCCGTCCCATATATTCTCCTTAAATTATCAATAACCTTGTTTCCTGAAAACTGGGTTTCACAAAAAAATGACTGGGAGCCCGATTTCCGTCGGGGGGCTCAATCACTTTTTCATCCCCCCGGCATCTCGTTGTGTTGCATATACTTACATTGTCAATCTTGTTATCATTCTTAGTTGACAATACCTATTGTCAACCATTGTTATTCTCTTGGTTTACATTACACTTCTTGCTTGCCTTTATAATAGCCATTATCGCAAGCACTATCCCGAATGGTAATAAGCATAACAGTATCGAGTTTAGTTTCCTAATTACAATACAAACTTTATTATTCATTAGTCTTTATCCTTTGCTTGCCTAATCGCTTCAGTTAATACTATCCTAATCAAGAACACCATGCCCCAAGATACAAGACATAACAGTATATATATTGCCCTATCAAATCCCGTGCTCTTTCTCGTTAGTTCCATTTGTCCTATCTCCTTTTGGTATTGGATATCCGTCCAACCCTATCTTATTAGGTGGTGGCTTAATACCCAAGTCCTTTGCTGTCTTTTCATTATGGCACTCATCGCATACCCCTTGCAGGTTATCCCTTGTATCTGTTCCCCCCTTGCATAATGGTATCTTGTGGTCAACCTGCGTTGATGCCCTGCGACCGCATATCATGCAAACAGGTTCTTCTACCAAGACAACGTGGCGCATAGCCAACCATTTGCGACCCATCGTCCTCCGTTGTCTACCTCTGCCTTTTTCAAATTCCTTTCTTCGCCAAGACATGCTCTCTCCGAACTTGGTTAATGCCGTTTATTAATCTATCAGCAAGGCCAGAGTCAGACATCGGCATTGTATAGATGTTTGTGATGTAGGAAGTATTGAGCCTTACTTTATCCATATCCGGCTGATAATTGATAATCTTATTGTAAATATCCTTGAAGCTTCCACTTGTAATCTTATGGGTATGATTCTGTAATAAATGGTAGCCGACAGAAGCGAAATGCAATCCTCTTGATACACCCTCAAAGATCACTGTTGATGAATAAGCTGTATGCGCGGAGAATTGAAAAAGTGTCCTTAAAGATTCATTGATTTTCTTCATGTTTGGATAATGGTATTTATTTGAGCTTGTCTTGCTTTTTGGGTGTGGTTTAAACAAAAAGATTGTATCGGGATTGTTTTTGCATAAACCTTCAATATATTCATCATAAGTAATACTCTCAGGGGATTCAATCAAAGACATATCCCAAGGGACTTGACCGTAGATTATGACAACTTTACTGTCTTTAGGGACATTGTATTTAACCAGCATATCCACCTTTGCCATATCAGAGGGTTGTCCTTCGCGGTCTTTACGGGGCCAGTCTATGGGCAAGCTACACTCTCCTATTGATTGGGTGTTTTTAGTGTATTGCAGGCCCATATCATCAAAAATTAGCTTGTCATCGAAAAAATATTCTGTGAATATAACTTTTATGTTTAATTCCGCGCAAACCTTCTCCGCTATGTTTGAATAAAGATATAGTTTTTGCGTAATAATCACGAGTTCTATTTTATGAATACGGATAATATCCTTAAACTGCTTTTCCAGCGCTTTCTGTGGTATTTCCTTGTGCTGCCATAAATGACAACTCTTAAACACTCCGCTTCTCTTGTATTCATCAAGCCAACCGTGATCTATATTGTGGACATTATGGCCTGCTTGAGATAAATTCCTTGCAACCTCTATCCCCATCCAAGGTTGAAGCCGACAAATAAGAATTTCCATCACTTCCTCCGTAAAAAGGTACAGTTATTCCTTAAAAATATTATTTCGTATTTTGAATAATTAATCTCTTTATCCACTACAACCTTAACCCCAGGGCAGCGGATAAAGCCATAATCGTGGAAGCCTATGATTCCCCCTCTTGACATCCTATCTTCAAAGAATTTATAGGCAAATGACGTAGCTTGATAGAGGTCAAGGTCTATCCATGCAAAGCAGAACTTGGTTGAGGAGTATGTCTTTAGGGTGTTTTCGATAAGTCCGATAACCGGCTTGATTGAGGTCTTTTTAAGCGCCTTAAATCTGCTGAAGAACAATTCTCCGCAGTTCATCTCTCCGCGCTTACATTGATCTGGGGTGATGATTTGGTCGTCATAAGGCAGACCCGAGAATGTATCAAAGGCATAAAGTTTCTTGCCGGTTGGTAGGACGTGCGGGTCAAGTATGAAGGTGGTCTGCCCGAACCCTACGCCGCACTCTGCTACGTCTCCTTCTATATTTAAACATTGCTCGAACATTTTGACACAATTTAGGCATCTTACTGTGTCCTGCATAATTTATACCTCTCTCTTTTCAAATACGAAAGATAAGATGTCTTCACGGCCGATACGGACCTCAAAGTTGTCAGTATCCAGGCAGCTAAAACCGTAATCGGCCATATAGCGGATAAGTCCGTGGGTGGTAAAATACCAGTAGTGCTCATCGGGGCGGAAGTGCTTGGACTTTAGGACATGACCTACGTCGCGGAAGATGGGGATGGACATGAATATCTTGCTTTTGGGGGGTATGGAGTTTAATAAATGGGAATGGTCTCGTATATGCTCAAAGCTGTCAAAAAAAGAATAAGCGGGGAAGACAGTGTCGTTGATATTGGCGTAATATCCGGTTTCCTTGAGGATTTTGACGACAGATGCGTTGATGTCATAGCCAAAAGTATCTTTTCTGACCAGCATGAACTGGCCGGAGCCTATGCCGATATCCAGCAGCTTGCCCTGATGCCACCTGTCTACGAAGGCTATTCGCTCGGATAATAAGACCTTTCCCAGAAGGGTATCGGCGTATCTGATGTATTTGATGAAATATTCCTCGTCATATACGCGGGGAGTTATGTCTAAAAATCCGTATTCTTTATGAATGTTCCATCTTAGTTCCATTAGTCGCCTCTTGAGGTCTCCGAAAGCTTGTTAAGCAAGGTCTCTTGGGGGATATCTTTGTTACATTTATGCTCATATTGGCCTTTTGGGGCGCAGAAACAAAATGGCTCCGGCTCTACGTGTCCCACCTGGTAAAATCTCTCATCGTTGAGCAACGCGTGTGGGACATAGCCCCCATAGATAAAAAATGATTTCTTTTTTAAGATCTGGCATATCGGAAGGATATTACAGACCGGAGAAACTACCAGGTCAGCTTTTGACAATAAATCAAAGACTTCCCATATTCCCAGATGATTCACAAGCCGCCTGTCCCTTTTTTCATCTATATTTGATGGCTCGATTCCCGCATATTCTTCTCTATTGCCTATATCTCCGACAGTAACGATATAGTAATTTTGGCGAAGGTAATCAATACATATCTGAAAATATTCCATAAACGGAATACGAGGGTAGCAGGACCATTCTTTTCTGATAGAAGGAAGGCGCATAACACAGAGGCGCTTCTTTCTCTTCTCGGCCCGCTTCTTGATTTCATCAGCCTTTAGGGAAGGAGTGGAAGTAAACTTAAAATAGAAATCTCCCTCAAGAGGAATAATGCTCTCAAAAGACCGCATTATAGAAAGCCCATTTCTAAATCCTTGATGATAATTAAATCTTAACCTTTCTCCGTTTGGTCTATGCTGTGATTTTCTGGAGTAAAGCCCATTATTAGTCATATTCTCAAGCTGAAGTTTTAAGTTTGTAGTTGGCTTATAACAATAGACATTAGGGAATTGAAATAACTCCGGAAATGGAGTATAAATAAACACCTCTCCACTTTGCGCTAATTTATGCACAAAAGGGATTTGATAGATATTGTCGCCAAGCCCAAAGTAGCTGTCGATTATATAACTCATGCCATATTAACCCAGGATTGCCTCTACTTCCTCGCGGGTGTATTCAAGCCTAAACAACTCACAGTTAGGATCATCTTTGTATTCGTATTGGTAGCGTTCCTTAACTTCTTGCGTAGCCTGATCCTTTACCTCTACCACCTTATGCGTCTTATTGGTAATGCCTGCGGCTCCCTCGTCCAGTTTGCCAGTTACCTGCCACTGCTTAACCTCTGCGAGCTTCTGGGCTAAGAAAACCCTTGTATCCTCCGGGAAATTCTGCAAACAATACTCCACGTCATATCTGGTGTTTAGGTGCTTCGGGAAACCTTTCATGCTCTCCTCCTGGTTAAGTGAATGTGTAATATCGGTCTATTTTCTTTATGGTCGTAATAAATGGTATCTCGTTTTTATATCTTTCTACCTGATCACGCAGAACGTTGGAGCCGGTAAACATCACGGATATTTTGTCGTCTAATTTAAACTGTAACGTCATACACAGCTCGCAATTTGCTTTTTTATAATGGCTGTCTTTAATTCTATAATCAAGTACGGTAATTTCTCGGTTAACTATATTATCAAGTTTAATCTTATCGCCGTCTAACGGCATAGTCTCCCGGGCGAATTCATTAAATCGCTTGGGCTGATGCTTTTCCGGCGGCATTTAATATCTCCTGTAGTTTATCCAGTTGTAACTTAAGTCCTAAGTTATGGCAGTTGGCCCAACGCATCCATCCGCTATACGAAGCAATGCAAGAGCGAAAGTATGTAACGGTAATTCTGCCGGCGGCTAAAAGCTTAGGTAATATCTTTAATCTGCGTTTTACTCTTATCGCTGTTGATTTTCTTAAAAGGACGTACTTCGGGAAGTGCCGGTATCCTAAGAAGTCTACGCCTTGAGATACCGGAAATAGTTCGCACTTACTCATCTTTAAGCCGAGCGTTTTATCCAGGTAGACTTTTAAGTCTTTAGCAATCCGGCGCAACTCTGCCTTGTCGTTGTGAAAGAATAAAAAGTCATCGCAGTAGCGCACGTAATGTTTAACCTTATAGACGTGCTTGACGTGCTGATCCAGCTCATTAAGATAGATGTTACCAAACCACTGGCTGGTATAGTTGCCAATAGGCACGTTCTGGCCGCCGCCTATGCCATAAATAATTGCCTTGATTAAATTCAGTGTATCCTTGCATTTAATCTTGCGCTTTAAGATATTAAAAAGAATGTCGTGTTTTATAGACGGGTAAAACTTAGAGATGTCGCATTTGAGGCAATACTTATTTGCCCGGACAAACTCCATAGTCTTCTGGCTCCCATCGTGCAAGCCTCTGCCTTCAATACAGGCGTAGGAGTCGTGAATAAACATCTTCATATAAAGCGGCTCAAGGATATTCATTAATGCGTGATGCACTATTCTATCTGGTGAAAAGGGTACAATAAAAATAGTACGCCGCTTAGGTTCGTAGACCTGCTTAGTGCGATATGTTGATGTTTTGAAATTCTTGTTAATAAGCATTCCCTGTATCCTTTTTAAATTCGCCTCTATGTTCAAATCAAAAATCCTTACCTGGCGTTGCCAAGTCTTACCTTTACGCGTGCGGGCATAGGCAAACTTCAAGTTTTCTAATGAAATAATCTTTTCGTAAAGATTGCCATGCCTTCTCATTTAATCTGGGCCGTAAGACTTTCGATTTCTCTACTAATCTTCCAGCCCCTCCGTTGTGTATTTTGCCTTTAGGGCAAGGCTAATGCATCCAGCCAGGAGTTTATTTTCTCCGCGTATCTCCCCTGTATCCGCGCAAAACCGGCAACCGATATTCGTATTCGTGATCCAGCGATAGTTATTCGCATTTCGATAGCGGGACCCCGCATGCGCGGCGTTGTCCCAATTACCGCC